GCTTGATACGGCGCAACACGTAAAGTCATTGCGCTTGTCGTAGTAAACCCACTCGTCCAGATAAACGTTTGACCAGGAGTAGCAACAGTAACAGCATAAGAACCAAGATGTCCTGTAGCTGCTCCATTGTCCACTTGTTCAAGCGCTGCTGAAGAGGTGGCCGTACCACTAATCGTCGGAGGACCCGCTACCGTACCAATCTGAAATCCTTCAACCAGCCATTGTCCGGCCTGATTGAAAACAACAGTATTGGCAGAAGCAGTTACAGGCAACGATCCAGTGATAACAGGGGCAGTTCCAAACACAGAAGTATTTGAAACAGACCCACTACCAACAATCTTAGCCGAATCAAAATACGAACCTGAATTCTCCAGGGTGGGAGTGATAAGCTCTACGTCATAATCAACATAAAGCTCACCAACAGTACTCGCAGGACCACCCTGACTTGCAATGTTCAATGTTCCAACATCGTAAGTCTTGATATCCAAATTCGCAGCCAAGGAACCAACCCTGACGTACCTCTGAGGAAGCTTCTTCAAATCTGCAGCAGAAGCAGTAAAGCAATTCTCCTGCCAAGGCGCAGACGAAACAGCATCGTGAAACGCCATCATCTGTGTCTTATTAGAAGGTGCAGCATCTGCAGCATCGTAATCAATAGCTGTCATCATTGACCCACTCGTGGCAGTTGACACACGAGGTTCATAGATGAAGTGAAGCCTATTAAAGAAATAAGCTTCATAATTCTGAGCAATCTGAGACAACCACGGAAAAGTGGTTGGAAGGCCAGGATTAATTGAAAACTGCTGATCTGTAAAAGCAGAGGCACAAGCCACATCCGCAATATACTCTCGATGACGGATACGCGCACGCGCATCACCCCCTTTTCCGGAGTAAGCAACGTTAGCATCACCAGTCTTAAGAATACGCGAAGCAGCAACAGGAGCGGAAACCATAGGACTTCCCCCAGGACCCTTTGAAAAAAACTTCCCACTGGGAAGACGAGGTCCCTTTCGTTGTCCAAAGCCTGCTTTAGCAACAGCTTTGTCACGAGCAGACTGCGCAGCTCTCTGCGCAGCCGTAGGCTTGTTCACATTAGATTTTTTGCCAGGCATCACACACTGAAACTTTATCTGGCTGATTTCACTTAGCCACGGAACCAGATCTAGTGAATCAGGAAAAAAACACCCTGACTCTAATCGAGTATGCAATGATAAAATGTATTCTTTCGGAATCCTAGCTTTCATAAATTCGCGCAAACGCGGAGTCCACTCAATCCCTCGTATAAAGGAATCTATGAGCTCCTCGATCGAATCAAACTCTACAGGCCAGGGAAACAAACACACCCGCAATCCAAGTAAATGAACAAGGCAAGACTCATCAAAGGTCAAGTCAGACGAACGTCGTATCCAATTAATAGAAGACTTTAACTTCATCAAATTTCCCGCTGCTACTACAATTTCACCATGCGGTTTAACAAAAATCTGACGAAGATGATGCGACAAGAAATTAATCTCAAATATTGATCTAGGTCGCGCATTATCATACGAAATCCGCACATTAAAACGTGCAAGATACTCCGCTAAACGCACAATATCAACACTCGAATCATCAATACTAATCGCAAGGTCATCCCCATTGATCAAAACACGACACACGTCATCAAAAGGCTTACCAGTCAAAGTGGTGATGGCATCAAACAATGCACACCAAAAGTAAAGAGAGTTATCATGCCCCGTATTCTTCCAACCTGATTTGTTGTGATAAACACGGTATACGCAACCCTCCGTCACTGCAACTCCACAATAAACTGAATCATACAAGTGGTACACAGCAGCTTTAAATTCCGAAGGCAAATAATTAGCACGCACATTACGAATCACTCGAGCAATACCAAGATTAAACCGAGAATCGCACCCATCCCCATCCGCATCAAAACAGTTTTCCTTCGTTCCCAAAGAAAGAACTGCCCGCACGAAATTAGGGCCAGGTACAGATATCCCGATTGTCACCGGATGGTGTCCAAGCGTATCCATTAAGCGCTGATTCTGCCATTCGAACAACTGAGTACTCGCTAAAAGATGATGAATCAGATGCCGAAAAGACTCTCGTCTTCTCCTCTCTAATTTTCTCAGCCAATCGCAACTCGTCCTTCAAGGTCAAGGAAAAGAAACAAGGAACAGGTTCCCCATTCAGGATACCCTTCACACGACTTTGTATCACATTCCCATACTTCTGCAACGCTAACTCTTTCGAGTCGCAATCGTAGTAATACGGAAATCCAGGTGACTTGTCCAACGTCAATAAAGCGATGGAAGCCGGATAAGACAACATTTGCCGCTCACCCCACACCCAAGAAAGCTTTTCGCGCAAGAAATTCTCCATGCGCAACAGTCTTTCCTCAGGGTAGGTAAAAAGCGGTTCACGGTATTTCACCAAGCCATTTTCAAGTGCCTGCCAAG